TCAATGCGAATTTCCTTATAGTTGTCAACCGATGCAAACATACTACGCAAGTCATGATTGTTACGAATCACGCTGTCATGATTACCATAGATCAAATGCTTGTTTCCAGGCAAACGAGCCATGATAGAACGGGCACGAACAGCATCGCAAAAGAACACATCGCCCAGCATATACACACGGTCATTTGGTTGTACCTGCTTCTGCCAATTTGCAATCAATATTTCGTCATGCTCAACATAATCCTTGCCCATGCGAGTGTTCGGGCAGAATTCCAGAATTCGCTTGTGCGAAAAATGAGTGTCGCTAATAAACCAAATCTTTTCCATTACATATTCTCCAAAAACTTACGCATGAAGATCAATCGATCTTGCTCTTCCATAGAAGAAACCAATTCCTTGTTTGCATCAATATAGTCGAGCAACGGATAGTATTCCTCGTCAACGATTTGACGAGCCGAACCATTAGCCAATCGCTCTAGCAACTTGGTGCTGGACATACGAGCAAAAAACTTCTTAGACAAGTAATAAGGACTCTTGATCTTCAAGGTAATCGTCTTACCATGAACAACAAAACCCTCATGCTTGCAAGTCTTAGTTTCCTGCACTACCTCCGAGAACGGACACTTCATCCATTCAGGACGCTTGACGTTCAACAGACGAGCGGTATTATCTAATACTGGTTCGGAGTACATATCGCCCGAACCAGTATCACGCGCACCTATCAAGTATGCACCAGCTTCCTCTTCGATGATATGCGGATCGCTAGTATCGCAAATCTCAAACAAAAAGGTTACGTTAGGTACAAGACCAATATCACGCAAATGACCTACGTGCTTCGCTGCAATGTCAACAAAGTCTGAATCCAAAGATCCGGTAGTCGAAATCAGAAACCCATACTTCAGATCATAAGTTACCGCAGCCATAAAGCCGTTGACTTTGCGAACTGTAATCACTTCCTCGTCACGGTCGATATCAGTACCATTCTCATGGCGATTGAAAATCTTAGTGAAAGGGTAGACCACGATGTTCCAGTCCTTATCTACCACAAGACCACGCATCTCCTGCAACTCCGAAGTCCAGAGGTTGTTGTAAAACACCTTTCGGTGATACTTAAGTACAAACAACCCTGGATAGCGAGTACTCTCCTTGCGAGTTACTAGCGACGGGTTTTCTTCGGCAAACTTCTGTAGATCCATAGTATTCAAGACACAGTATTCCTATAACAGGTTCAGTATACACTACTTTAGGCCAAAGTCAACCGATTTAGCTCACCTTGGCGTTTTCACGAACCTGCTGAAACGTGATCTCGTTGAACAATACACCATCCTCATACACGATCTCAAGTGCCGACTTCATCCAATCTTCAACGCTACTAGAGAACTTGCCATTTTGCTTGTACAGAGTGACGCGACCGGTCTTCGAAACCTTACCCGAGTCAGTGATAGGATCCTTCTTAACATCAATCCAAGTACCGTCAACCAATGCCGCAGAACACTTCATGGCAAACTTCTGTGTATCACGATTGATTTGTTGCAACAGTGCGCCGCCCATACCAAACGCGATATTGTCAGCAGACCAACCCATGCTGTCGAATGCGGTGAGGATATCACTGATAGACTCGGCATTCACACCGTCACCTTGAATCAGGCGGACGTTGTTAAGAACCTTGTAGCCCTTAGTGTTCACCGTGAAGCCAAACTTATTACCAAGGATCTCGATCAGAGTCTTGTTAACAGTCACCGGATCACCTGAGTCAGGACGAATCACAACCGTCGCACCAGAATCAATTACTTGCTGACGCAGTTCCGTTCCCCAAAGGGCTTCGGCTGCATTGTAGATGTCATATGAGTCTGACACCACAGCAAGGATAGAGCCGGGCTTTGCAAAATTCTTGAGCATATTTTCATATGCCTTGACCTCATTCACACGCCCCCATGAAGTTACAGTACTGTGTTCCATAGCCGGAATGCTGAAGCCTGCAACGCCTGCGTTGTAGTACTGATCTGCGTACAACAGAGCGGTGATCGTGTCAGTACCCATAAAGTTTACGAGGTGAGCGCAGCCACCAATACCAGCAGACTCCAGACTTGACACACCACGGGCACCAAAGTCGTGCAGCTTGAAGTTGATTGTACTGGGATCACCGTTCTTCTCAAGGAAGGACAATATGATCTTCTTAATGTGACGCGACTGTGTTGCGACCGTAGTAGGATACCAGATCGCACGGAGAAGTGCGGTCTCAAGATACGTGGTCAACCAAAAGCACTCTGGGTCAGTATTTTCAATAGTACACAGTACGTTCTTTACTGGAACAACAGTACCTTCAGGAACTGCATTAATACGAACCGGCATGTAACCATTGTGGTTATCTACAATGTATTCCCAGCCCTTGCGGTTAAAGGGCTCGCCGTGTGCAGTAATGATCCGTTCTGCAACGTCGATGTCAGCCATAGTAATCGGACGAGTCAAATATTCCTTAATAAAAATCTGAAGTCCGAAAAAGACAGTTTCATCGTACTTGCCACCGCGTGACTCGACATAAGAGTACACCGTTTGGGTGTTCTCCGGGTACTGTACAAACATACTGGTCTTGTACGAGTCAGTGTTCAAAATAATGTTCTTTTCAATATTCATGTTAAACTCCTTAACAATTTGTTGCTTAGCGTCTATCGCTAATCTCTACTATAGAAGAATTATACATTAGGTTGTAGTAGATTTCAACCTAAGTATTTCCATCAAAATCAATAACTTACGCACCCAAAAGGTTGCTGATAATTTCGTAATGATCCTCGTAGCAGTCTTCGCTACGCAGTGACGCAATCGGAATCCAACGGGCCTTCTCCGCATCATCCTGCCCTTTCACTCGGGGAAGCTGTCCGTCAGGAAGAACGAATTTAAATGCATGAGTAATCGTGCGACCGCGAGAAGACCGGCTAATTGCGTCAAAAACTTTAGAGTCCTTGATGGACCCGTACAGTACCGGTACCGGAACCTTAATACCGGTCTCTTCCCGAAGCTCACGCACTGCTGCATCCTGCACTGAGCGGTCAGTGCTTGCGTTCAAGAAGCCACCAGGCAATGCCCAAAGACCCTTACCCGGGGAAGAGCGGCGCTTAATCATCAAGACATGACCTGACTGAATCACTACAGCATCTGCGGTTACAAAAACCGGAGCATACGGCAAACTTGCATATTGCCGCTTATAGCCCTCGATGAAGCTTTTTTCATCAAGGAGATGCTTGTAGTCAGATGAGGTTGCGAACGTCTCAAGAAACGCAAGTGTTGACGCAGGAACTACGCTTCGAATGAAGTTCATGTTCATGCGCTCAGCGAAAAACAGTTCCCGAACTGAAGTAGCGTCAAGCGGCTCTACGCTGCCGACATCAACAAAGGACCATTGCGGGAACATGTCCAGATAGAATGAAGTGTCGTCTTTTTTGTGACCAACAATAGCAACCTTAGTACCGTCAATCTTACCAAGATAGTTATTGACGATTTCCTGCACTCGCACTGCCCATGCAGCATCATTATAGATGGTGTCGATATTGGGCACGATTGAAAATCGTGAAACAGCAAGAGAGCGCAAGCAAGGCTCAATCATGCTGACACGATCCTCAACTGTAAAGGGATTCTTAATAGTTCGGGGCTGGTGTGCAGAACCTACAATAACCAGAACATTGTCTGCAATTTTAGCAGCATGACGAAACAACTCAAGGTGCCCATTGTGTACGGGCTGAAACCTTCCAATAACCACTGCAACATCAAAAGACTTTTTCATTCTAGCTCCTAGAATAATCGTTAGTAGAGAGTCTATCTCTCTACAAGTATTTAGTCAACCTGTTTATACGTTATAAAACTCAATGCAGGCATCAGGCCAATGTGACATCAACTCAGTGTTGTCCTGAAAACGATCACGCATACGCTGCAACGCAATCTCAGGAACGTTATGCACGTTCTGGTACTTTCCATGCATAGTGATAATCCAAATGGGAATACCACGTTCCGATGCCGCATGGATGTAATTTTGCATTTCCTTAGCTTGCGTAAAGGTGTTAGACACAATTGCAGATCGGAAGCGGTCCATGTTAGATACTGCCCTGTCAAAACACCACTTATGCGCCATGCCCAACTTAGCAGGATCAAACTTGTATTCACCGTTATGCATAAAATACATGTCGGCTTCAACGTAATCAATGCCAATAATTTTGGACAGTCTTGCAGCATACGTTGACTTACCTGAGCCGGGGAGTCCGCGAATGAGTATCAAGTTATTCATAGTATAGATAGCCTACAGTAAAGCCAATTAAAAAGCAAGCCTTTTACCGAAATAAAAGGCTTGCAAAATCAATAACTTACAGACGGATCTTATCAAATATTTGGCGTTGCAGAAACGCAACATCTTCATGTGTTACATAAAAATCAGTCTGGGGATCCCAGTACCGGCCTTCCTTCGGATCATAGTACAGAACTGCACCTGAGGGATAGAAGAATGGCCCTTCAAGTCCCTTACGGGGCTGCCATTTCGACTCACGCTCAGAAAGCTTACGATACGCCATGAACTATCTCCTGCACTACGAGTTTGCTACTATAGCACCGTGCTGTAGCAATAGCAACCTTTATTATTCGAATGAATTCAATCGCTTAGCAATGGTCTGAACATATCGCAGTTTTTGCTGCTCTGATGCAAAGTCACCCGAAACAGCCATTGTTACATCATGTCTAAAATCTTCCGAAAATACATAACCCTTTGTGTTATATACTACACCTCGCCAAATCCCACGTTCAACGATTTTTTCATCTTCTTGTAGAAGACCGCATGCTACACACTCTTGGTTTTCATCATACGAATGTGTGCATTCTTCATCTTGCTCAAGCAAGTCATGTAATAAAGGAATCAAGGTGCTTGATGAAGGATGCCGCTGCGATTCTTCAAATGACAAGCTATTGCATAGTGCTAATGCTTGTTCCAGTGCTGATCGTATATCGCTTGCTCTGCTCATGATTCTACCTTCATTTATCCTATTGTAATATCTTCCATACCGGCCGTTCTGAGACGAACAATATGTCCTAACTGCCACTGCTTTGCATCAATACCTTTCAAAACGCCTAACCACTTGTTACGCAGTAGTGCAATTTCATTGATCAAAACTTCAAAATCTACCACTTCATCTTCACCGTCTACATATTTTTCAGCATCACGGCTAGATAGCTGCCTAGCATATTTTTCTAGATACTTTTGAAAATGCTTCCTGCGAATTTTTCGCAATTGAATATTAAGAAAGTTGAGTACCGCTTCAATCTCTTGTAACTGATTGAAGCGGAACTCAGTGATACCAGGTAACGCGGCAATGTTTTTTTCAACATTGCCGTATACCTTAACATCATTTCTAGATGATATTAACTCATTCTCATAATGAGAAATGAAGTCGGGAAGTACACTTAAATCATTGGTGACTTTGCTGTACCAGTTCATTAATAGTCTTCGTCTTCGTCTTCGTAGCCATCGTCATCATCGTATTCCTCTTCTTCCTCGTCCTCATCACGATAATAACTATCTTCAGGCGACTCTAGGTAAAATGCTAGTGCTTCCTTAATGTCAGCATCGCCGAAGAACACCTGCTTAATTTCTTCGGGAGAATAGTCTTCATCAACTAAAAAGCTGACAAGTGATTCTGCCGCAGTATCGGTGTCGCTTGTTTCGATAGTGGGTTTTAATGTCTTCCATATTTCATACGCAAGTTGCAAACTCATTCTGGCGCCTCCTCTGTTGCCTCCTCTGAGACAACAGTACTTAGCTTATTTGCAGTTTTTTGCTCAAATTCAGCCATTACTGTGTCAAGGCATCCGTCTGTATTTGCTTCCCAAGCCTTACGGAATTTCTTAATGATTGCACCGTTTACTCCGGTGTATACCAGTGAGTTTCCTTCCTTCTTGACTAGTTCAAGTGATTCCATCATATCAAGCATACCGCTGTAGGGGTTCATGCCAGTCTCATATGGGATCTTAACCTGAACTGATTCAAAAGGCTTTGCATACCTAGTCTTCATAACCTTACACGCAGCACGAATACCTCGTACTTCAGTGATCTTGTTACCATCTTCGTCTTCCTTAAGCTTCAGCTTCTTGATAGCAACAACGATACTTGATGCATACACGAAGCCTTGTCCGCCGCTAATCTTGTCATCAGGGTCAAACATATCCTGTGAAGCATAAGTGTGGTTAGTAGCAACAAGACCCACATTGTGGTTTCCAAACATATTAACACAGTTGCGAACAAGTGCTGTTAGTGCTTTGGGCTTGCGACCCATGTCACCCTTCATATCACCGGCTTCGAACTGATTTACATCGGTTGGTGTCAACAGCATGCCTAATGAGTCGATTACAAAAAGTACCTTAGGCTTCTCGCCTTCGGGCATAACCTTGTACTCTTTCATAAACTCGCTAATAGTCTTAGCAACGTCATCGATCATTGCCATATTTAATTTAAGCAACTTGTCTTCGCTTGTGTCAACGCCAAGAGCATGAAGCCACGATTCATCAAGTGCGTTTTCACTATCAACAAGAACAACGTAAATACCTTGCTCTTGCGCGTGACGTACTAGATTCCCCGAACAGATGTATGACTTTCCTGATCCTGACTCTCCAGCAAAGACAGTAACTTTACCAAGAGGAATGCCTTTGTAAAAATCACCGCTAATACGATAATTGAGTGCATAGTTACCTGTGCTTATCCAATCTGTCGGATCGTTAAACCCGATACTAAGACCGTCAATAGCCTTAGTAATACCTTTACGAAACTTTGAAACATCAAAGGGCTTAGCCATTAGGAATCTCGCTCCATTGTGCAGACTTCTTGTACCAATGCTACTAACTGTTCAACATTTGAACACATGATTTTAGCAGTCTTCCAATCGCCTGAACTATCCTTGCCGCCGACTTCAAGCATAAAGCCGTTGTCATACATATTAATAGTGAAGTTGTCACTAACCGTAGTTAGCTTATCACTTACAGTGTTTACTGGTGTTGTCTTTGCCATGTTAAATCTCCTTACTTTAAATGTCTTGTTGCAATCATATCACTAAATGGAACTCTGTCAAGTAACTCCGGGCATGATTCTGCCATACAATCAAGCTCATACTCTGCTGGATAATGCCTGAGTACTGCTCTTGCCTGATCACGCACTATACTAGGAACCCTTGGTGTCTTGCCAGGATCGCACAATTCTTCTAAGAATTTTTTACCGGCCTTTATAGCGCGGTATCGCTCGTATGGTACTGTCATGATAACTTCCTTAGTTGGAAAAGGGGAGAGTATTACCTCTCCCCCGGTGCTATTAAGACTTCTGGCGCGCTCTGATGAGAGCCAAAATGTCCTGAGCCTTATCGCTCGACGTAGCCTTTGGGACGCCTACAGGATCAGAAGCCCGAGGAGCTTCGTCTCCTACCGTGCGTGAAGCAGATGCGCTGGTTTCAGCAGACGCTGTTGTTTCCTCTGCTGCCGAATCATTTCGTGATCCAGCCGGTGCGTCAACACCATACGGACGATAATAGTTGCCCCACTTTGCATTATCATATGGTTGACCATCTACTGATGCTTCAAACATTTCCTTGATAACACGAAGTTCAGCTTCGGTGGGCTTCTTGGGCAAGAAGTCCTTTAGATTAAACAACCCATGTGCCTCAATCGCAGCTTGTTCAGCCTGAGTGAGTGGAGTCTCCTTACGAGCCCAATTTGAAGTTGAATAATCAGCATAGCCACCCTTTGATGTCTTCTTAACGTTAAAGTCAAGACCGTTGACATAATCGGTTGGGATATTTTCCATTTCAGGATCCAACAAGCTTGCCTTGATAATCGTGAAAATCTGAGGTGATGCAATGAAACGACGAATTGGATTCGATGGAATCTTGTCATCACCTAGTGGGTTCTGACGAACAAAGCCTTGTAGAAGATATGAACGCTTCTTCCAGTACTTGTTTGCCATCTCTTTAAGAGTCTCATCCTTGTACCAAGGACGAACCTCAGCAAGTACGGGGCAAGCCTCTCCCCACATTTCTACGCAAGGAACCTGTACAGTAACCTGCCTAACATTTGAATCGCCCTTCACGCCATTGAACGGAAGCTTGATCATTTGCTTTTCTACCCAGAAACCCCATTCATTAGAGGTGTCTGCATCTGGTAGAAAACGAAGAGTAGCAACAGTGCCCTCATCGATGTTCCAGTGCGGATAAACTGCATTGTCTGATTGATTTGTTGCACCCTTATTCTGAGTGCGATTCTCTTGTGCCGCTAGACGGGCACGAATGTCTGCTAAACTTGCCATAATGTTTTCTCCTTATTTCATTAAGCTGGTCTTGATTTATCATTCGTTGAGTACCTTTACTCAACTAACACGAACAATATAAGTATATGTTACTTGCGGCGTTCGTGTCAATAGTATTTATCCCAGTTAAGGGTAAACACAAATTTATTAGGCTATTTTGGAAGTTTAATTTCCTAATAGTTTCTTTAGACGGGCAATGTCTTCATTGAAGTAATCAGGATGATCTGGGTGGTCCTTTGCATAATCACTATCATCATTCCGATAACTGTCGTATTCTCCATCATTCTCATAGTTATCGACGATATCTTTTACATCTACATCATCACACTCAAGTTCCTGTGCAATTTCAAAAATATCCTTACCAGCTTTCCACATTTTAATGACTGCATTTTTTAGTGCGGTTTTATTTTCGTCGTCGGTAGGATAGTCGCTAGCCTTTTCTATGCGGAACGGATTATGATCCCATTCAGCTTCCGGAATAGACTTTAGATCAGTTGCTTCATCAAGTTCGACTTCTTCTAGCGAGGCTTCTTCATTATACATGGAAGTACGTCCAGTATCATCTAATTTTTTAAACACTTTTGTAGCAACGCGACCAAAGATTTTTTCTGGAAGTTTATTTTTTTCAAAATAACGTTCAATGTATCTGTAGATGGCGGTGTCATGTTGTATATTATGTAATTTATCTAAGTTGTTGCCAAAAGTTATTTTATCA